GCATATCAATTCCCATGTTTTTTAAATTTGTCACAAGTTCGCCTGCTTGTTTATCTATTTCTGGATTTTTAACTAATGCACCTAATAAAGCTCCAATGGCTCCGAACCTAGGACCAAATAAAAATCCAATTGAACCTCCTTTGATTGCACCAGCTACTTGATCTTTAACTGCTTGTTTGGCGTTAGGTCCAGTTAACATTTCAGCTATTTCATCTCCAAACATAAGACCTAAACCAAGAATACCACCTTTAAGTAACTTAGATGAAAGTAAACTTGTTAAAAAACCACCAACAAATCCTGCAGGAATTGCCAGCTTACTTAGTGCACCTTTACCAAAACCGAATGCAGATTTACCAGCAGATACTAATCCACCACCTATAGCGGCGGCTCCACCAGTTATACTTTTTAATATTGGTTTTGTTTCTCTTGTGCTTTCAATTTCTCGTCTTCTATCAACGGCATCTTTACCTTTTAGATAATCTAAAAAGCCTGTTATACCTTCATTAGTTTTTTCAGTATTTTTGGAAACCCCCGCCAGCGCTATATTAGTAACACCTAAAGTGGCATTTACATCAGCTAATGTTGTCATCTTGATTGCCTCTGTTCTTCTCTTGCTTTTTCTTCTAGATGGTCATTTAATAACATTAAATATACCTCTCTCTCCCACGGTAACATTCCTTCTAATTCTGTCAATGAATAATTGAAATGTTGCATCATTAAAAAATTCGTCTTAAAATAGTTCTCCAACGATTCATGAGAGAGGTTAATTAAAAAAAATCTTGTAACCCTCTCAATGCTAGTGTATTTTCATGTCCACATTTTTCACATTGAAACTTTTCTCTATGTGTTAATGTTGGCATACTACTTACAAACTGTGTAATTTTTTCGAGCTGTTGATTTGTTAAAGAGTTTATAAATTTCTCTACTTCTTCATGAGGTTCTTGACTAATGATAATATTATCGTCACCAGTTTGAACTGCATACAAGCAAGATCTTATTGAATCAAATAAAACTTCAACTTCAGATGAATTGTCATTTGAAATATTTGGATTAGATAATACATCCATATATGTAGGATATTTCATCTGAACATTTATTTGATCTGTAATAGGAATCACTTTACTCTTCACCTCAGCTTTTTCCATTTTAATCTTTTCTAAATTTATTTCAACTTTATTCTCTTCTTCACACTCTATGCACTTTGTAACTATTGTGCTTTTTTCTCCAACAGACTTTGCTCTTATCTGTGTAAATATGTAGTCCATATCGAATGTAGCGAGCTTGCTTAAATCTATTCCGGGTACACATGACTCTATACAATTTAACATAGTGGTTAAAATTTGTTTATTGTCTTGTGACTCAAATGCTATCAATAAACTCTTCTGCTCTTTAACGAGAAAAGGTCGAAACTTAAATGTTTCTTGTGTAGATGGAACCACCACCTCATACGTTGGTTTATCATTAGATAGTACTGGCAATGCCATGTTTCACTCCTTATATTATATCAATTCCACCAAGAGGTGTATCAATATCCATGTTGATAAAGTTTTGGCCACCTCTGGCTCTCTTCCAGTTTGTATATGCAAATGTTACCTGTAATTGCACCAAACCGTCAAGGTCATTGTTTAATTCAATTGCACTTGCTGCTATTGGAAATGCTTCAATTAAGTTAACTGAATA